AGAATACCAGACAGAAAAGTTAAGGAAGTGTTCGTAAAATGATTATTAACAAAAGGAGAAAAGATGGCAGATCCAGCTAAATATAAATCACTATCAGTTCCTAAAGAAGATTGGGAACAGTTAGGTGTACTTGCAACAAAAACTAATAGGACAAGATCAAAGATGATTGGTAGACTTATTAGATTTTTTTTAGATAACAAAGGTGGTAAATCAAATGGCAAAAGTAAAAGTAGCTAACCATAAATATATTTGTCCAGACTGTAAAGGTAATGGATACAAAAAAATTTATGACATGATTATACAATGTGAGAAATGTAAATCAGAAGGCGAACTTCTAATGGGAGAGCCTACAATTGAAGAGCTGGAACGAATGGCAGCTAGTGCGAGGCTACAGTGAAAAAAAATCCTGTAGCCAAAGAACTTCGAACACCAAAATTTAAAAGTAAGAAAGTAGAATCTAAAAAGAAATACAACAGAAAAAGAGAAGTCGTTGGTTACTATTATGATGGTTACAACAACATAACAGAAACTTTATACAAGGATAAAAAATGACAGAAGTTGAGGCCGCATACATTGCAGGGCTATTTGATGGCGAAGGTTGTATATCTTACAAACAATACATGAGAAAAAGAACTAATAATAAAAAAGCATATCCCACCTGGCAGATAAGATTAGAAATGGCCATGACTGATAAATCTGTTTTGTTGTGGGTAAAAGAAGTTTTAGGGGTAGGGACCGTCGGAGAAAAAAGGTACAAGACTCCATACGCTGTTGGTTGGAAAAAACAATGGCGTTGGAGATGTACTCACAGAGATGCGTTTTATGTATGTTGTGCTATCTGGCCTTTTGTGCACGTAAAAATGGAGGGTGTACAAAAAATTATAGAACACTATTCAGAACGTAAATTAAAAGTAATGAATAATAAAGTAGTAAATTTAGAAGAGTATAAACAATTGATGAGTCTAGAATAATTATGGGAGGAAAACCTTTAGGATATAATATTAAATATGTAAGTCGACCGGGTTATAAAACTAAAAAACCTTATTACGAAACATCACCTGGAGTGTGGGTTTCACGAGGTAAACTTCCTGAAGTTTTAGATTACAGAAAAAGAACTCGTCATTTAAAGATTAAAACACAAAATAAATACATGAACACAGAGCATGGGTATATAAGAGCAATGTTCGCTTCATCTAGAAAAAGTGCCCGTTATAAAAATTTATCTTTTGAATTTACATGGGAAGAGTGGTGGCAACATTGGTTGGAACAGAAAAAAAAATGGGGATTGGTATGTCCTTACACAAGAGTTACAATGACAATGATTAAAGGAATTAAACAGAAAACAATTACAAATGTATCAGCTGATCGAATTAATGTAAAACATGGATACACACCTGTTAATACAATTTTTTGTTCGTGGGATGCAAATAACAAGAAAGGAGCAGTTAGTATTGACATGTGTCAAGCAATATTAGATTTATATAATGAATCTATTGAAGAAAATTTTGTTAATAAATATAAAGTAAAAAAGATGGGTTATAAAGAATGAAAAATAAAACGAAAGGAAAAAAATGAAGAAAAGAAAAAAGAAATTACCATGGTCTAAACATAAATCTATTGACAACAGATTTTTAGATTTAAGATTTAGTGGTATTGAAGATGCTATCCAAATGATGGGTAATAAAGATAACAAACAACACGTCTATGGTGGTACTGGTTTTTATGTAAGAAAAGATAAGAAACCAGATTTAAGACAAAGTAATGAAGAGTTTCAAGACTCATATAATAATTATGAAGAAGACGCTACATACACTGGTAAAGCTTACTTAAAGATGTGTAGAAAATATAGAGGAAAAGAATATTACTACGCTATAACTATTGAAGATATATCTAATGAAGAAGCTAATCGTTAATGAAAAAAAATAATTGTTATAAGTATCCCAAGACTCAACGGGAGAAGATAGAAGGTAAACGGCACTATGTGTTTGATCAAGAGAAGCTGCCATCGGTGACCACTATTCTCGATGCTACACAATCGGCCGAGAAGCGCGAATCGTTGGCGAAGTGGAGAGAAAAGATGGGAGAGGAGAATGCGGCGCGGATCGTGGATGAGTCTGCTGCACGGGGGACCGCGATGCACAAGATTCTTGAAAAGTATGTATTGGGTGAAGGTTATTTAGATGAAACATCTGTTGGTAAACAAGCACACAACATGGCTCTACAAGTTATTCAAAGTGGATTAAATAATGTAACAGAATTTTATGGTACAGAATGTACTCTGTATTATCCTGGACTGTACGCAGGACAAACTGATTTAGTTGGAATACACAAAGGACAGGATGCAATTATAGACTTCAAACAAACCAATAAACCGAAGCGTCGAGAGTGGATCGATGACTACTTCATGCAGCTATCTGCATATGCAATGGCGCATAATATTTTATTTGATACACAAATTACAAAAGGTGTTGTGATGATGTGTAGTAAAGATAATTATTACCAAGAGTTTATTGTTGAGGGAGAAGAATTTAAAAAATATGCACATAACTTTTTAAGGAGGGTAGATGAATATTATAAATCAAGATCAGAAGAGATTAGATAACATTGCAGCAGCATATTGGCGAACGAGCGGTGAAATGAGACAAATGTGGGGCAAAAAATGGTATGCATTAATTAAAAAAATATCAATGAGATTAGATGCTGAAAGGAGAAATGATGAGAGTAAGAGACTTACAACAAATCTTGGGAAAATTTACTGATGGTGAAAAAGGTACTAACATATCTGATTGTCCAATTTATATTGAAACCAAAGATGGTTATATGGAAGAAGTTAGATTTATAGCATTAGAAAAAAATAAATTAATTGGTTCTCCGGAACCGGCAAGAATAGTTTTAAAACATGAAAATCTACAAAGGTTTAGGTCACATACATATGCAGGACCTAAAAAGAATCATGGTATTTAATGAATCCCTAGGGAGCGGGGCTGAAGCTAGCGTGGAGGTCCCGTGCATATAGAATTGGTCAAATATCCTGACGTATTTTTGCGATCAGCAAGCAATACAGTGCCTTTTCCACTAGATGATAAGACTAGTAGGCTCATAAAATTTATGGCAAAAGCTATGTACCAACATCATGGTATAGGTTTGGCTGCAATACAGGTTGGTTATCAATTGCGTATGTTTGTTATGGATTGCTCACGCAGTCAAAGTGGGTACAAAGTATTTATTAACCCAGAAATTTTAGAGAAATCTATTGAAACATTACGTGATAATGAAGGTTGTTTATCTGCTCCAGGTAAAATTGGAGATGTAAGCAGACACATTAGAATTGTTCTAAAGTATCAAAACGAAAAAGGAGAGGAGGAGAAGAAAACATTTTACAATCTAGAGGCCAGATGTATACAGCATGAAATGGACCACCTAGAGGGTAAATTGTGTATAGATTATGAAAAAGGTAACTATAGTCGGGAAAAACATAAGTCCCAAACAATGGTCGAATCTGATTTTAGAGTTAAATCTGATACGTAAGCAATGGAAACCGTACGCGGATCTTGAATTACAGGGACCAGGAGTGAAAAAAATTATTAATTATGGCACAAATGCGTCAAGTATTTCATTTGTGACGAAAATGGGGCTAAAGGGTAGGTAGCTGTGCCAGTGTATAGTGGAATTCTGGAGCAATTTTATTTTTTTAAAAGTAAAAAAAACCTCTGGCACACTTGGCACACCCTGTTTTTGGCTTATAAGTGTTGGTATAAGCGAATAATAGTGTGCCACGGGTGTTGGCACAGCTTGGCACAGTTGTTGGTATTGCTAGCTTTTTGCAATTTTGCTCTGGCACACTCTGCTACTCGACGCGCGCGACCTTTTTTTTATTTTGAAAAACTTTTTTGCCCAAAAATTCCCCTATACAGTATAAGATTGATATGAGACGTTTGAAAAAATCTAAATACAAATCTGTTGTAATCAAAAAGAAGAGATATTACTTCTACAAAATTACATGGTTGGATATTACAGGTGACGCCGGGCACGCAGACTTACATACAGCAGAAGGTTTTATGCCTTCTGTAATGATCACTCATGCATATTTACTTAACAAAGATAATAAGAATGTTAGAACGTTTGCAAGTTACGAACAGAATGATGAGTTATTTAGTGATAGAAATGTATTCCCAAAAGGGTGTATAGTTAAAATGGAAAAAATAAATGAAAAATGAAAACGTTTTGCTTTGAATGCAAACACGATTGTCATTGTGGTCGTAAATGCGATTACTGTAGTTGTTACATATGTAACAATATTGTGATAAAAACATATGAAGATTATATGGGAGAAAATATAATTAAAAGATTTTGGAAAAAAATAAATGAAAAATAAAACCTTGACTAAGAATATGCCTAACGTAAAATGGGACCAACTTCCACCGAGGAAGGGACCAAACCCACAAGGAGTAAATTATGGCAAAACTATACGAAACAGTGACAAACAAGTGGTCACTAGTAAAAAAATTTCCAAGTAAATATTGGGGTAGAACTATTTCTCTTCTGAATCAATACCAGGGTTTGATTCTTCTTCTAATACTTCTGCATCTTGCACTGGTGTAACATTTTTAATTGCTTCATTATCTTCATTAAACATAGAATTTAATGCGTTCTGCAATTCTTCAGGATTTAATTTATCGTAGTCTACATCTACCTTAATTAATTTTCTCTCAATGTTTAAACCACCTACCTGGCCTCGAGTCTTCTCTGCATTTATGGCTGCCGACATCTGTTGTAACTTTGATGATTTATCTCTTAACTTACCAAGATCCTCTAAATGTTTTTGATAATTAATTCCATATTTCTGCATAACTTCTTCTTTTAATTCGTCTCTGTACTTAACAACCAATGGATATATTTTTCTGTTTTGTAATTCTGATGCTGATTGTCTTGGTCTTGTTCTGTACCCTGCTTTGAATGCTGCCTCTGATGCACTCATGGGTGTACCATCTTTTGGATTTCCAAAGATAAGTAACTCTGCAAATTTCATTTGTCTTTCAGTTAATGTTGGAGCTTTTGGCATAGTTTGACATTTATAACATGTACGATTATAAGTCAATAAGGGTAGTATAATTACGTACGAATACTACCAGGTGTACTATGAAAAAAGAATCTAAATTTTGGCAGTTAGTTAAGAAGAAAACACCTAAAATTCAATGGACAAGACTAGAGTCTTGGGCATCCTTTGGTGTACCAGATCTATTGGGATATAATGATTCTTGTGGTTTTTTTCTTGTTGAACTTAAGCTAGTTTATGGTAACAAAATAAGCTTTAGTCCCCATCAAAAACTATTTCACATAACCCGTACAAAACGTAACTTTATACTAGTACACGACCCTTCCCTTAAGTGTACCAAATTGTTTGAAAGCTCCGCGATCCCCGGTCTGCTTGTAGACCACCGCGAAACGCCTTCCCTCGCAATCAACGATTGGGACCACATTCAACGTTGCTTGCTCGCTTCCTCGTCTGACGCTTGATCACTCACCTGCTCGCGGCTCGTGGGCCCACCCACCCGCCTGCTCGCTCGCTCGCTCTCCAGCTTGTTGGCTTGCTCGCTCGCCAGCTCGCGCTCCTTCTCCAGCTGCTTGCGCTTCCTTTCCATTTCTTTGTAATATTTAGGGTGATGCCACATTAGAATCATTCTAAACTAGTGAGCTAAATATGCAACGTTGTGCACATCCTTCGACCAGCACGCCCGGCAGTCCTTGCATTCATTGTCTTGCTTTGGTGCGGGACACGTGGCCAGCTTCGAATCTTTTACAACGGTCGAGCAATTGGCCCAGCTGTTCGCGGCCGGCTGCCCAATCATTGGCATTGAAAATCTAACAACTAAATTCGCTGGCGCCTGGTCAATATATTCTTTGGTCCACGCTTCGCGCGTTGGCATCCAGTGCTGCACGTCAGGTGATAGCCTGCACACTTCAAAAATTTTCATTAAGTGCTCGACGTCCTGAACGTCTCCGCTGTCATGCCATCTAAAATATTTTGTTTTTTTAGAATTAATTTGCGTTGCCATGGCCTGAACCCATAACGGGTGGCGGATGGCCTCCAGTCTTTTATATTGAGCTGCCTGAACTACCGCGAAGACATAACAGCCTTTTAATGCATAGCAGTCGTAGCAGGTGCTGCCCTTCACTTGCTGTAATTTTTTGCCGGTCTTGCATTCTTTGGCTGGTAAACCATAAGCGTGGCCAGGCATTTTAGACGGCTTTGATAGGCTGCCCGTTATTTGTTTTGCTTCTGTTGTTTTCATAATTATCCTTTCTTATAAATTCCCATACTAAATTATTATGCTTGCTTGTCAACTTTTATTTTTTTATTGACAATGCATGCTTGTGACCCTAGGGCCCACCCTCCCCCCGGCTCGCGAGCTTGCGCTCGCGCTTCGGTAAGTTAGGATAATGACCGGTGAGGCTCTATAACCAGGCTGGCCAAATTTAATTTGTAAACCCGTAGAGTCCTCTCACTGATCCCAGGTCCCAGCTAGAGCGGATTTCAAAAGAATAACCGATAACTCGGGACCAGGGATCAGCACCCAGTGAAGACGGCCTGCAGTAGGCGGTGTGACACTGGGTTGATCTTTTATTTATGAATTGCGGTCCATAAATTCATTAACTTTTTTTTCTGCTTCTGCTTCCATTTCTTCATCTGATTTATGGAACCAAGGCTCACCTAAAACTTTGTTAATTCCTCCATAATATTTTTTTTGAAGATCTTCAAGGTACTCTTCATAAAGTCCCTCTTCTAATTTGACTATTATTTCATTACTCATAATTATCCTTTCTTTTAATTAATATATTAATACCATAAAATCCCATAGTGTCAAATAAATAATTAATTTATTTTCTACCTATAGTTGTGCTCGTTACCTCGGGGCCCACCCTCCCCTAAAATAAAAATAAATAAACATTTGACTTAATTTAATTCGTATGTTATAAAATCCCATAATAAAAGAA